ATTAAAGAAGAAAGATTTATTGATCGAACAAGTGGATCCCAAAACTGGCAAGAAAATTCATATCCCAACGAAAGAACTGGAGGAAAGAATCGAGTATGTCGAGGATTGTTTCCGAAGGGGAGTTCGCTCTTATGTACATTTTAAACTCGTTTTCAAAGACGAGGCTGTAAATAAAGAAAAGATGCGAGCCTTCAGTGTTGGTCCTTTTGAATTTTCAATTGTCACCCGCAAATGGATGGGATATCTCCATTGGTTGTTCAAGCAATCAATTGAGTACTCTGAATGTTGTGTCGGCATGAATCCACATGGCCCTGAGTGGGAAGAGTGGGTTCGCTGGTACACTGAGTATTCGGAGGATCTCATCTTTGCAGCTGACTACAAACACTATGATCTTTCCCAGGGTTGTATGACCAAGGGAGGTACGGCACATCTCAACATGAGAATGGTAAAGAAGTGTCCGAATATGCCTCCTGTAGCATCCCTTATGATCCGAGGAATTTTCACAGAGAAGATGTACCCCGTTCTCCGAGCAAATGGTGATCTCATTCTCGTTTTTGGTTATTCTCCATCTGGAGTATCCGGAACCGTGGAAGAGAATGGCATGGATAATGGGCACATTATGCGAGCAGCTGCACACAAATTAAATCCTCAAACACCAAAATTTCGCGCTGTCGTTAAGATGGGAAACTATGGTGATGATCTAGAGGGTGGAGTACACCCAGACCATCAATGGTTTAACCCTCCGGCAGTTGCTGAAGCAGTAAGTGATTGGGGTTATGTTTTGACGCCTGCGAACAAAGATCCGACTTTTACAAAGAAGTGGGATCCTGGAGCCGATTTCCTGAAGATGACCAATGGTTATATAGAAGGAACTGATATACGTGTCGGCAAGCTTGATAAGAATTCTATCCTGAAGCCTTTGCTAGCCAACACTAAATCATCTCTAACCCCTGAGGAGCAGTGCGTGACAGTTCTAGATGGAGCTGTTCGCGAGATGCTACCTTACGGTAGGGAAGAGTATGAAGATTTCAGATCTCGTGCCCAACGTGTCGCAGACTATCATCTCATAAGTCCTTGGTGTACCCAACTGGAGGTTAACTACGACGAAGCTCGTGCTCGATGGGCACATCGCTATGGCGTCGAGTTGACTTCTTAAATGCACCCTGGACCAGCCCGGTATGCTATAAGAGTCCCTCCGTGCGGTGTCCCCCTGCACGCTAAGCGAAAGAGAACCGCTGATACTGATTACG